GCTCGCTTGACGTTCACATTCAGCTTACTAGGCCTAGTGCAAACATCTATCCTGACCAGACTCGACAGATAAGAGACACAATTTCGCCCGCCTACCGGCAGGAAGTCGTAAGTCTCAGACTTTCGTGACGCAACTAGCATCCCCAAAAGTAGCCACAAGACAATCAAAGGGCTTCTCGTTTCAGCATTGTGAGAATAGAGCACCAGCTCAGGACTCACACCTATCCGCAGTAGTGATGTCTGCAGAACCTACCTCACCTAAAAATAAGGGTTACACTCTCCGGTCTAAAACCAGATACTCTACCCCCTACCCCTAGGCACCTCGGCGGGCTTCTTCACGAGCTCTTCTCTGATTCGGGCCACCCGGCTAATGCGTGTGGGAAGCAGCACACAGTGTTTTCACCTAGTTTTGTAAAACGCGCCACAAATCCGTTTCCTACAACCACCATTCACCACGTTCAGGAAAAATAAAAACCTTAAACGCCTTCCAAGTTCGCATAGGTCACCACCTGACATTCCAGTTCGCCAAAACTGAAGAGGTCAGGATCGGCCCATGGGCTTCGGCTCATTGGACTACCAATGAAAGATCTAGTGTTACGTTCCGGACGATTAACCCGGTTTCTACGGCTCAGGCACAATGCCTTCCGCGCCGCAGTCACTAACGCGAATTGCCACCCTTAACATGTGTGGACTTCCACAAAAGAATTTGGACAGTCACTAGCACAATTACCACCCGGCTTGGCACAACCTTCGCAGAATTTCCTTCGTGCGGGGGCGGAGCCAAGGTGGGTTGGGGGTGGCACTGGCAGAGGCACTGCCAGATTCGTCATTGCCGTTTCATTTTTGTTTTCGTCTGGTGTGACTACTCGGATGTCACGGCTGCAATGCAGCACGTCGAACTCGTCACGAGCAGAGACGGCGGAGATGATCCAAGTCTTCTTGTCAGCAATCCGTTGGAACACCAATTTTTCTGGCGTTAAATGCAAACGGTATCGCATCATGACATTGAAGGCCTCAAGAAACTCCGGAGGCCAACCGACTTCTTTTGATGGGTCAAAGGTCTGCATTGCAGAGACGGCGCGCAGTGCCATCTCAGCCTTAGCATTTCCGAGTAATGGAAGTGACGAAGCAAAGTCACCCATAAAACTCGGCACGACCATGTCGGTCACCCATTTCAACGCGTCCTTGCCAAGACTCTTGGCGGCGCGGACAAACATCGACTCTTGCTCATCCTCCTTTTCGATCATTGGACCGGCAGGGGCTGAGATGGTGTTGATGGCATCTTGAAAAAAGCCATCGTCCACCGGTTGGTGTGTAGAGCCGAGAATATCAGCGCCAACGGGCGTTGGGAGAAGCGTCCAACATGTAGTCAACTCAAGGTTAAAGTTCTGAACGACAGTGCTCTGAATCGCCATGAACAGGCACGTAGCGGCCCCACTCGCACCACCACCGGGTGCAGCAGGAACGACGTCTTCGGGAACCCAAGGAGTCCATCGCATGCAGATCGGATCAGTGGAAACTGGAGCAACGTGAACGTTGTCCAGTGCCATGAGATCAGCGAAAGTGGGATTTCCTTGCAGAGTTGAGTACGGCAAATTGCCGGTAATGATGGTACCGCCGATATTCACAAGTGCTGAAGTATCGGTAATCCGAATACACATGCCCAAAGGAGACATGGTTTTAATGCTCGACGACAGGGAAGCGACTAGAGGGTCATTCTCAGCCACAACCGAGGCCAATGTAAACTTGGCTGGGTCGCTCGCATCAGGGAAATACCGCACAATATGTGCGGTCGGACCAGGCGTCAGAATCATGATGGCATAGTAATTTGCATCAGCCGACGCACCATTCCGGGTCAAAGTGACGGCACGCTTCAACTTTGAACAACGTGCTGAAACCTCGGGGGCCAGACCGTTGGCATTAATGGGACCTGGAACAGGTGCCATTTCATCGGGGAAATTCCGACACAACGCAGCAAGCTTCGCTCGCAGTTGCGCAGTCAAATTGCCTTTCTGATGGCTCGGCGCATTTTTAGCACCGTGCCTTGCCAGTCTTGCTTCGGTCTTGGTATGAACCGGCCCGAGGGTTGGAGCAATCGTTGTGGATTGGTCCGGTGGCATGTAGGGTGGGGCGATCGGGGGACGGGGTTTAGGCGGCATAGGCATAGGAGTTGCCACTGGCCGCGGCGCCCTTGGCGCTGCTGGTCCGTTCTGACCGAGGATCCCACCCAATACGCTACCAGGACCCACGGGAAAGAGAAATCTCTGGTTAAATTTCAACTGCTTGAGTTGTTTGTTGCTTAGGTTTGGCATCGCCTGTCGCAACTCAGCTTTCTCAAGCTTTTTGGTATCTCGCTTCACATTCTTCTTGTCTTGTTTTGCACTCATGTTTTCCTGCGGTGGTGGCGCCATTAAGTCTTTGCCAGAGACGCCGCAGGTAAGAACAACATAGGTCCAGTGGTAGCTAGAAGAGAGCCAAGTCGGGCGCCAAGAAAAGTGGCATCTCCGACGAGGCTCCTTCACTCTGCAGCACGCGCCCTGAGAATAACTTCAGCAGCTGATGCGCAGTTTTTCGCTGGCCAATGGCCTCCTGGCGTTTGTCGCCAAGATGAATGCTATTTTGGTATTCAAGAAGCATGGAGCTCAACCGAATGTGAAAAGCTCTGTCTGGAAAAGTGGTATTGCAGATTTGCCAAGCACGACCGACTAGGTAGGAATTCCGATCCCACCCTTCTGGCGTCTCGATATCCGCACCACAAACCAGAGCCGTCAAGATCTTTGAATGCGACAAGCGCACAGGCATGTAACACCCGTCAATGACAACGGAGTTATGCGAGAGATACTTGACCTGATCAATGCTCTTCCAAGTCTCTGAATCTGGTACCCAGGCTGCTGGCCAGCCGTAGCTAGCAAACAGGGCTGTGATGGCTTCTGCATTAAACCATTCACGATCTTGCGCCGTAGCAGCAAGCAAGCCGTCGTCTCCGTGGACACGAAACCAAACCCTACTACGCAACATGGCGAGTGAAGCTAGGTCCGGACGTACCTTGACAACAAAGAAACAGAGCATAAACAAACGTGCAAAGGAGTTCCAAAGGATGGTGGTCGGGGCCCCTGAAGGCATACCGCCGTAGCGAAAACACACCAACCCGTTTGGGAAAATCAACGGTGATTCACAGATACACCGGCCCAAAACATCAATCCACTCGTGAGCGGAAGACTCGAAGAACGCCTTATGGATCTGCACGCAAATGTCAAAAAACTGAGGATGAAAACAGCCATCCCATTTTGGCGCATCGCATGATTGAACCAACATGTTAGGGGGGCAAGAGCGAACAAATCGATCCCACCCACCCTCATACATATTAATACCCATCGTAATGGGAATGTCCAACCAGTGGCGAGCAATGGTGTCCGAGAGACTAAAAGTAACTGAAGCTCCCAACACTTGCAAGTCCATTGAGAAAGGCATAAAAGTTCGGATACTACCCAGCCATAGCTTATTGAGATCACGAACCTCCTCCTTGGGGGCGACGCTGCAAAATGCGTAGCCACCGAGACGCAACTGCTCCATGGCGGAGGACCAATCCACATGATACTGTGGGGCCTCCAAAATTGCTCGTTTGGTTCTCCCCAGGGAGGACCATGGCCAACCAGCACCAGTAGACCAGTCAAGAGACTGAACCGACATCATGTCAGACTGTCTTTCAAACAACTTAACTGGCATTGCTGGCGCAAGGAAATCCAGAGTCAGATCAATCGCCTTTCGTACGAGTTCTGGCTCCAGAAGTCGCGTTCGTGACCAATCACGAGAATGTTTTGCAAAGTCATGGAGAGAGTCCTGGTAATTTGGTGCCGCCATCCCATGCTCATACGACACCTCAGGAAAAAATTTTTCAGCCAAATTTCGCAATAACGGCTCCATACGCGTATTGGCTTTCAAACGCGTACGCCGCGGGACTAGATAAAACGGAGCGTGGAGATTAGAGAGTCCCTCTCTTTTCCACACGTCAAGTGGCAATGGTTCATATTTTAAAGTCGACAAATTCGTAGCCCCACTCATTCGTAACAAATGTGAGTACCGCAAAAAAGTCGCCTCAATGATACCTTTACGGCGATTGCCCTCGCCGTGGTCCTGACCGTTTAGGCCTGGACCTGGGGGCGGCAAGATGCACTTGTCAAATGCTTGGCTTTGCATTTGGCACACTCCGGTCGCTTTTCGCAACCTCGGAAACTCTTGGAGTGAAAATACTTGCACTTGTCGCATTCTGGCCAAATTCCCCAGGGGGCCTTGGATTTTAAAAGCTCATGGTCTTTTGAATCCTTCTTGGCTCCTCTTACTGGAAAATTTGTTTCGCTCGG